CACGCCCGATGTTTTGCTTAATGGTCTCTTCGTAGGCTGGCAGAAGCGTGGCCACGGCCAAACGTTTTTTGTAGTCCTCCCTGTCTTCTTTTGGCCAGCGCGGTAGATATTGCTCGCCCAGCTGTCGCATATAGAGCGTGCCGCCCATCAGGGCATCGTTGATATCCCACGCCTCGACCATGTTCCCATAGTCCAGATTGGGTGTTGAAATGTCAGGCATGGAGTTAGAGCCTCAGATTGGTGACTTTGCCGACTCTCTTCGGCGGTGAATGCAGAACGGCATATCGGGTAGCATCCCAGTCGTGATCTTCCTGTTGGGTATCTACATCGTCGGGGTTTTTACTGTCGCGCACGAGTACCGGCACACGGCTGATCCAGCCACGGCAGTAGTCGAATACGTAAAATGCAGGTTTCTCCGGGATGCCGGATTCCAGTTTCTTACCTTCATTGACAGCTTCGAGCATATCGGCAAACAGAGCGGCGCCGTTAACGCGCGATCCCGGCTTTTTGTTTGCTTCAAGCCATTTAACGCCCTGGGACTCCATCTTCTGCGCAATGGAGAGTTCATCATCGCCTGTATTGTATATGGCGCTGTCAGCCGGGCCCGGTGTAACCTTCTTGCAGATGCAAGGCATGATGTTCAGTTGCCCCTGCGTCACCCCGTTAAGCTTGATTTCGTCAGGCTCAGCAAGTTCATCGCCCACCAGCCGTTTATCTACCCAGGCAACGCCCTTAGCGACGTTTGTTGATGACATATTCAGGCCTTTGTTCAGCTCGTCCGGTGGGCAGCCGTACCACTCGCCAATAAGAATCAGCGTCCCAGCAGGCGGGCAGAACTGGCGGCCATCAGGCAGTTCTGCGGCGGTTCCGTCGGATCGTGCCCACCAGAGGTTGGAAAACGGTTTCGATTCGCCCCAGTCATGCGAGCGGTCGACCGTCCAGCTATCCGGTATGCGGAATGGCTTGATGACATGATGCGAGGCATTCCACAGATGGTCGAAACGTCCGCCGCTGGTAACATCCCACGAGCCCTCAACCCACGCCTTACGGCGATTCGGGTCTTTGATGGCCATCAGCGTTGCGATGTACTGCGGTACGGGTTCTCTTTGAACGAGCCGTGAATCGCAACGCGGGTAAGCGTGACGTCCTCTTCCCGCTCGGTCTGCGGGTTGAATACCTTCTGTGTTTCGCGAATGATAGTGCCGCGCGGCGCCGGCTCAATGAATCGTTTTTTTACCCAGGTGTGGCCGATGCCGAACGGGTTTGTGGTGCTGAAAGTCTCCAGCGGGATCGGCTTAAGTAATGAACCATCTTCCAGCGGGTAATTCTCTGGCCGGAACGATGAGCGCCGGCAGGAAAACATCATCTCGTAAAACTCAGATGACTGCTGCTTGGTCAGTTCGTTGAAACCGATGAACGGGAATTCCTGCCCGTGATAATCCCAGTAATCGCCCTCCTCCTTGCCGAAGCGAAACAGGAGTTCTTCTCCAGTCGGCCATACCCAGCGCAGCTCGGATGCTGACGCCAGATAGCGCGCACCGTCATTAAATAGGCGATACATACGCTTCGACTGGGTGATGATGTCGGTGAGGTTTTTATACTCGGTATCGAAAATGACACCGCGCCAGAACGAGCCGTAGCCCAAACCAACCAAGCGACGAAAGCGCGCCAGCTGAGCAGCGGTCTTGCCCGGCCCACGCGTGCCCTCGTAGAGGATCTCGTTACACGGGCAGCTCAGGGAGAGCGATTGCGATCCCGGCAGAGGTTTCCAGACGGCTTTGTAATTCATCCACCCAGAACCTCGCTCTGTTGCTTCTGCGCTGCTGCTTCCCAGTCGTCTACGTTATCGCAGGACGGTACCGGCATAATGCTGTGGGTTGCAGTGACCTTCTGCTCCACCTGCTCTTTGAATGCCTGTACACGTACATGCTTGCCAAGCAGTTCGAGATTTTTAACTTTGTCAGGCCACTTAATCTTCTTGAGGATGGTTTCCGTCGTCTCCTCGTCGAAGTTCTGAATGGTGGTGCTGACATCCAATCCGGTAAGCGTTGTTCGCCATGACTTAGGCCACATGCTGATCGCCTTTAGGCTTCCGTCGTCGTTAAGGATGTCCAGAACGTCCATCTGGTCGATCTCAACCAAGCGCCGGAGCACATAATCAGCATCAATTCCTACGTCCTCGTTGCGCTTGATTTTAAGTTCGGCGATTCTGTTTTGGATGACAGGTTTTGACAGGTTCTCGGATGCGGTACGGTTAGCTGTTTTTGCGCTGTACCCCGCCCGAATAGCCGCTTGCGTGGCGTTTAAATCGATGAGGTACTCGCGACAAAACATCTCTTGTTTGTCTGTGAGTGCCATATGAATTCCTAAAGGAGATGATAATGAGCAACGTAAAGATTTATGCTGGTTTGGTTAACGGTGACCTAATGCCGATCATTGAAAATAAAACCTCAAAAGAGATCGTTACTGCTTTCACGGGTGATGATACTGGTGCACCGCCTTCATCTCTGACAATCGAGGTCATTACCATTAGTGGCTCTAAAGTGAAAATTTTTATACCTTGCAGCACGGCCCCGGCAAGCGTGTCTGTGGACGGACTATTGTTACAATAGTTAAGTAAAATCTTTAATGGCTTAGTTCTTCTTTCACCTGTTGCAAGCATTATCCTTAAGGTATTGAATGAAAATTGAAAACGGCTTCTTTCCTTTAGTGAAAACATTGACTGAACACAAGGATGTTTTTGCGGATGTTGCTGATGTCGGTTTAACAGCCGCTGGAGCCATCCCGATATTCGGGTGGGCCGTTAAGGCCTGGAATGTAAAAAATACTTTTCAAGAAAAAAAGCTGTATCGTAACACTCAAATTTTTCTGGAAAACTCGTCGATAACAGATGCCCAGCAATTCATTGATCGATTCAACTCTGAAAGTGAGAAAGAAGAACTCTGCGACAGCGTAATCCAAGTCCTTATTGATTCAGAGAAACCCCTGAAAGCACAATTGGTTTCTAAGTTATTGAATGCTATATACGAAGGAAGCATCGCTGTTCCGGATGCGAATGAATTATTACTGATAATCTTGAATGCCTCCGTACCTTCGCTGAAGGCCTTGGACCTCTTTTATAGCTCTAATCCGCAGGGCCATGCCTCTACTTTAAGCTCAGATGCCAAGATTTATGGCCCTCTTCTTATGTCTATGGGAATTATTCATGTGCATGGCAATATGACGAGAATCACAAAGCTTGGGCAATTGCTCTATCGGCACACATTTGCGTAGATGGATGCGAAGTTAAGTGTTCAAAGCAATCAACTAGTAAATAATCACCTGGCAAATTCCGATATAAAATCAAGCGATAGTATGGTTAGGAATCAGCAAGTTGCTCGCTGCGAAAAAAACTTACTTTTCTGTATGTAACGGCATCCGGAGAACATATGAAAATTGATGAAATAAAAGACACTGCATTTAACGCATCAATCAAACACGGAGGAACAGAATTCTATGTTGCCAATGGTTTGAAAGGGGACGAGCCTGTTAACCCCGAAGGTTACCTTGTGATGGTAAATGAAAACGGTGACCGTGTGGCATTCAGAGCACCTGGTGGAGATTGGGAAGTCGACGATAAAGTATACCAAGCCTACAAACCTGAGATAGTTCAGTACGAAAACGCTGTGCATGTTCATGCCCGGATAGAACCTAACGAGTAACCCAAATCTAATCTCACTACGATAAGTCTGGCCATTGCGATGACAATAAAAAAGGCCGCAAACGCGGCCTGACTTTTAAAACAGCATAATCACTTACCGATCGTCTTTTGAATGGCGTCAGTTAGCTTTGGAAGCAGTTTTATCGCCTCTTCAAGGTCAAAAGAAACATTTTTTGAATTAGTCGGTGCAGAAACAGCTGCTTTTATAATTTCTAAAGCCGCAGCAGTCGCAACCATTCGAGAATGTTCTGCATCACTTACCCGCGCGTCACTACTTTTGAAATAGTTATGAATCATAAATCCTCCATTATATAAAGGTTATGTCAGAATACACCTATGATTCATCCATATAAAGGGTAATAAGAGTCTGTCAAAGAAGTATAGGCATAATGGTTAACAGTCAGCGTTTGGGCGCGCTACGGCACGACATGCCCACATGCAGGCTTCTTGGATTTTGGTGCGCGCAATGGCAAGGCAGCGGTCAGCTTCGTGTGCTTCAGCTGAGTGGTTGCCGGAAGCAGGTAATTCGTCATTGACATGCTCACGTTCTGTATCAAGTAAATTACAAAAGTGTCGGCTGACACCCTTCAGGCGATTCATGCGCTCAATATCACCCGGAGTTAAGGTTCGATAGCCTTTAACGGTGGTGCCGTCCTGCGGTTTAGCTTCGCTCATAGTTTTTTCTCAGTTGGTTTCTGGCAGTTCGCCTGCCACGATTTGTTATGCGCCAGGATGTCGCGCTTCGTCTGCCGGTCAAGAACATCAATGTCGTGATCAGTAAGGTAGATTGGCTTTACCCAGTCACAGGCTGTATCAACCACCACCGGGACGCTTCCACGTGTCACGCAGCTCGCGATCAACATCGTCATCAGGCATACGGTTAACATTCTGCTGTACATTGCTGGCCTCTTTCGTTGCTTCTACCCGGCGTTCGGCTGCTGACTCAATGGCCGAGGCCTTTTCTTCTGTGCGCTGCCGGTCTGCTTTTTCTTCAGCCTGTTCACGCCCGCGGAAACGGCCCACACCAAACGCACCAAGCACCATCAGGATCGCAACCCCGATTGCCGCCAGTACAGATTTAAGTGTCGTCATAGGCTCACCCGCTCGCGCATCCAGCCATAAACGAATGACTCGTTAGCCGGCCGCTGCTCTGCCAGCTCAAGATAACGCTGGCCCTGGCTACAGTTCAGTGCGCGAAGCAATACGATTTCCCCTTCGCCGCCTCGTTTCGCCAGGAAGGACTTCAGCGCGCTGATGCTACGTGGGCCGATCTGCCCGTCGGCGATCAGATCCGGATAGAGCTGCTGCTGGTTATTGAAAACGTTCAGCCAGCGCTGGAACCATTTAACCTGCACCGATGGCCCCATGTTCA